TGCACCAGCTTATTTCCTCTTCTGGGATTAACTGTAATATCTCCCCCTCAAGGCCGATGATATAATGGCAACTTGCCTTAGTATCGTGCGTCTTGGCAAGGCTCTCGAACCAGTTCCGGTTGGCCTTGGCGCTTGTATTTGGGTTTCCGATATAGTGACAGGCTACGGCTGTAGTGCGAGGTCTGATGCTGCCAGGGCGGTTGTAGTTGCTTATTGTAAGATATTGTTTTTGGATATCCATAGAATCCCTTCTTTCATAAAAAAAGGCCCAGCATATGCCAGGCCTAATTTCGTTACTTTTTGCTTCTAATTACTTTCCCAGACCCCTTTAATGTCTTGCCGTCCGCTTTCGGAATCGGCTTTTCGTCCTTCATGCCAGGCCCGAATCGGCCTAGATCCTTACGGATGGTCTGGCCATCTGGGTTAGGCTTAACAGTGCCGTCCGGATTGATTCCAGGACCCTCCATCACATTATGTCCACAGTCGTGCTCCGGTGGGGTATCATGTACCTGGTCATTAATGTTACAATTCTTTTCATCGTGTTCTCTCATAATTTTAATCTCCTTTTTTGTGTTATATTTTAATGTGCGATGTCGCACATTAAGCTTCTTCGTCCTCTGGTACTTCTATAGAAGTTTCGATTTTTTTCTTAATAAAACGCAGCACCGGATTTAAAACCGGTATCATAACGCCCGCTGCTTCGCAGTTTTCTGTAATGCTGATTAATTCATTGATAACCAGCCAACTAGCCACAATAGCGGCAAATAGCAGTGGAAAATGCATATCAATATGTAGAGTTGCGGTCACATAAGAGATCATGCAATCAATACCGAAACCTACAAAAATCAAGAAATACATCAAAACTTTTTTAGTAATTCCCTCAAATGATTTTTTGCTCGTTATCTTTTCTCCATTCATCCTAGCTGCCGCTAATCCAGTAAAGTAATCGATCACATTACACGGAACCAGAAGAGCCAACGGTACCGCCAAGATTCCGAAAAAGCTGAAGAATGCACCAACTGCCGCACTTAACGTGTACTCAATAGTTTTTTGTTTCATTTCCATTATCCTTTCTTAAGTGTATAAATATATAAAAAGAACCTTTTGTTCGAATTTTCAATTTTTACTTATTAATATAGGGATACTGTAAAAACAAAAGAAAATTATCTTACAAGTCCGTACACTATAACAAAAACAGATCTGCGCACTCTGAATGGCTGGGACCCTGGTATGTTTGACCACATACCAACTGAACTCAAAAATCAATGGATTGCGTGTATCACAACTAGCCCATATGACAATGAAATATCAGAGGCATCGTGCCAAATCCTGATCGGAATGTCTGATGGTACTATAGCATTTCGCAATGGAGAAGTTGACGGAGGAAAATGGAAAGAGTTTAAGGTAAAGCATTGGACTTGATACGTTCTAATTGGCCAATTTGACCCATGCACCGCCAGCAGCACGATATTGCATCTTTCCAGTGTTAAGGTTAAGGGCAATGACTGCATCCATTGAATTGATCACGAGATAATATCCTTCTCCCCAAGCATCAGTTGGATTATGTACAGTGTAGATACCCGTTGTTGTATCAGCTATGGCGCCACCGACTATAACTGCTTCAGATAGTCTGGATTTCATATCCCTATATTATTAAGCCTTACACCACCTCCTTTTCGTTGATATTTTTTTTCAAAAAGGCTGCACTTAATAGAGCAACCCTTTTGGCCTGCTTAAAAAGCATATTTAGAGTATTAATTATGCGTATTTCCTGTGGAACGCCTGAACACTCTCAGTCTTGACGGTGCAATATATCATTGTTGTATCAAGTTTCTCATGTCCCAAAAATTCCTTAACCTGTTCGATCGGCATCCCTCTGTTAAGCAGATCTGTAGCGATTGTCCTCCGAAACCGGTGTGGATGCACGTTGTCAACTCCACTACGCTGCCCCAGTTGCCGTAACATATGCTGCACACCAGCGACCGTCAGACGATTGTGAGGATAATCCAATGTTATGAACAATGGTTCTTGGTTTCTAGCCTTTCGTTCATCCAGGTAACGCTTTAAATAGAACTTTGCACTGTCTGTTAGATAGGTCTTTCGTTCCTTACTGCCCTTTCCATATACTATCAGCTCTTGTTTTCCCATTTCTATGTCACTTACATTCAGTGCCGCCAGTTCCGAGACCCTAACACCTGTACTATATAGAAACTCTACCAGCGCCCTGTCTCTAAGAGTGTTGCAGCCTGTTCTAAGCGCTTCCATCTCTTCGGCGCTGAATGGCTTTTTGATGGTTTTTTCCAGCTTTAGTAGCCCCACTTTTTTGACGGGGTTGTTATGTACCAGCTCTTCTGCTGTCAAGAAATCCCAGAAGCTGCTCAGATAATGTAACCTAGTCTGCATGGTAGACATCTTAATTCCTCGCTGCTCTCGCATTACGCCGTAGTAATACCGCAAGTCCATACCGGTAATATCCTCCAGCCTCTTTCCTAAGAAGGCCAGCATATTCCGGATTTCTCTGGTATATTGCTGTAGAGTGTTATTTTGCCGATTTACGGCCTTCTTGCTGGCCACAAACATCCGTATCTTGGCTTCATCTCCATCGATTCCTCTGGTTACCAACTCTGTCTGCTGCTCCTGCACTTCCACGTCATGGAAATTGATGTACAGTACGTTATTGAGTGTCTCCAACTGCTCTGGCGTCAGATGTGGAACCATTGCATTAACCACGTTCTCAAGTATCCTCTCTATCATGATATCCCTCCTCCCTGCCCATTCTACACAATCCAGGAAGAGACAGGTAGTTACTCAATAATATAGGGATATAGTGGCAGCATTACCTAATAAGGTATTGGAAGGCGGCACCATATCAGGAAAAAAGGATGGAATCTACACCATACTCAATCCAACTGATGGATGGGACTCAGGATACTACTTTGTAATTAGTTCTGTTGGTGCTACTATTGCCCTTAACCTTAACACTAGCAAAATGAAATACCGCAGTGGTGGGGATTGGGTTAATTTGGCTAACTAGCATTCGCGATTACCGCAGCGGTAATCCATGCCACGCCAGTATAGTCAAGACGATTTTGCAACGTAATGACATAGTTGCTGCTGTTATCATAGGCCATGCTTGGTGCTACTACAGATTCGTTCAACAATAATGCTTGGCAGACACTAGCTCCCCATTTTGGCTGAAAGCCGAATAGTTCTGTAGCAGGAACTGAACACTTGCCATTCACAAAATTGCATTCCCGTATCATAAATAATATAGTTGCAGTCTTGACATGAATCTGAAGATATCCTGATTCTATATCCCTATTTAGTTGATCAACAGCATCTCTAAGTACCTTACCATATGCCGCATCCAGTGCTGCCTTTCCAACTTCTTCAGTCGTTCCGTTATTCGCCAACGGCGGCAAAGGTCCCTGGGGACCAACGGGGCCAACTGGCCCCTGGATCCCCTGTTCTCCCTGTGGGCCCTGTGGGCCTTTAATATTTCCAATTAATATTCTCGCCATACTATCATCCTTTCACATCGTCACTGACAATCAGATACAGATTTCCACTTTTTTCTTCAAATTCGAATTGCGGTGGAGACGCCCCATCTGCATATACCGCATATAGATTTCCATCATTATCAACCTCCAGCCAATATAGGGTGTCTCCTTTTGGTCCTTGTGGACCCATTACGCTGCCTAAGTCTACTTCTTTCGGCATTAGGCCACCTCCTAATTGTTGTTATAAATTGCAATCAGATGTCCGTCTCTAATCTCAAATGTTGGAGTCTCGCCAGGATCGCCTTTTGCACCAGCCGGTCCTTGAGGGCCAGTTTCTCCTTTCACGCCTTGGATTCCCTGTTCTCCCTGAGGGCCTTGCTTTCCGGTTGGTCCTTGAGGTCCCTGTTCTCCTGTCGCTCCCTTTGGTCCTTGAGGGCCGGTCATACCCTGAGTACCGGAAAGGTCTGTAATGTAAGTGTATGCCTTTTTCCCTTTTACATAGAGTTTTGCATTGTCTTCATCTTCTACGTTTCCAGTGTCGATCATGATGAATGCACCAATCGCTACTCCATCGGTAGCATATCCGGCATTCATAGCAGACACAGAGGCATACGTTTTCGCAATCGCGAATGGGTCGCCTTTATCTCCTTTATCGCCCTTTACGCCTTGGATTCCCTGAGGTCCCTGGGGACCGGTCTCGCCCCTTGCTCCGGCGGGGCCTTGTGGACCGGTTTCGCCGGTCGCTCCTTTCGGTCCGGTTGGTCCAGTCTCTCCCTGCTCGCCTTTCGCTCCAGCAGGGCCTTGAGCACCAGTGGCGCCTTTGATATTAACTCCAGTAGCTGCCAGCTTTTTGCTTGCATCTACTCTATATACCGCGCCGTTTTTATCCAGCACCATATCATTTTCAACAGCGCCTTCCGGAGCTACGCCGCCAGCTGACAATGCTGTAGTGGATGCATACCACTTTGCACCATCTTTTCCGGCCAGATTTCCGAAGTCTCCGGATTTAATAGCCTCCGGTAAGGATTTGCCATTATACTCCACATCCTGAGCATCCACTAAGAAAAATTTACCATTATTTTTCTGCTTAACTTTATCAATTAATAGAATTGGCATATCTGATTCCTCCCCTTATTTTACTGTTACAGTTGTACTTCCAAGTCCGGCATTGGTTGACTTATATACGTCATAGCTTTCTGTATATCCACTTGGATTCTGGTAGTCGAAGGTTTTTGCCAGCGCAAAACCACCCTCAAAGCCGCCTACGAAAAATACCGGAGTTCCCAGCCGATGCGGAATTGCATAATAGATGTACTGTCCGGCAGCTGCATTTACAGTAAAATCCCTAGCCTTAGAACCAGAAAGAACTTTGGTCAGTCCAGCGACAAATGCCTTGTTAATTCCGTCTCCGGTTGCAGTTCCGACGCCGTAGTACACGCCATTCAAAAAGTTGATCGTAGTTGTTTTCTGGGCATTTGCATTACGGTCATCTGTGGCCTTTAAGGTATACGTTTTATTTGCCTTAAGGCCGGCATTTTCAATGGTTTTAGACTTTGTTGCAGCGTCAATTGTGCTTCCGTCCAGCGTCAATGTCTTTGGTTTCTTGTTATAGTTCCAGGTCAGATTTACAGTATTAACCGTACTTCCCATCTCAGCAGTATTTACATTATTGCCGAAGGATGTAATCTGAATTGGGGTATACAGCAGATCATCCAGTACATCTGCCACTGTCTTATTTCCATAAGCTACTCCGTCCGCAGTAGTGGCTCCTGGATCTCCCTTCGGTCCCTGTGGTCCAATATCTCCTTTTTCTCCTTTTGGTCCCTGTTCGCCTTTTGGTCCCTGTGGTCCTACGATGCTGCCTAAATCTACTTCTCTCGCCATGTTTTTATCCTCCTTTAGTTTTTGTATGTGGCAAAAAGGTGCCCTTCCCTGATTTCAAATTCCGGCGTTTCCCCTGCCGGTCCCCGAAGTTCGGAAAGTGACACCAAAGTGTTCCATGTATTGCTGTCTGTGTATCGCCATTGTATTTCCGTCCCATTGTTCCTGAGTTCAATCTCTCTTCCGGTACCGGTCGGAAGACGAACTCTCTGCCCGATTGGAATGTTACCGGATAGTAGTTGCAGCTCATTGTCTATCAATTGCAATCCATCAGCTACTTCTGCCCATTCAACTTTATAATCGTCATCGGAAGATTTCCGCAGTACCTGTCCAAGTTTTCCTCCTTTTGGAAGAAGCCGTTTATGTTCCTCTGTTTTAGGCAGTACATAATTTTCCGGCCTTTCTCTGTTTTTAACCGGCAGATGCATCGTCAGAATTGTTTCGCCGGAATCCGGCTGACACACATACACATATGCTGTAATCTCCTGTGGGTTCTGAAGCATTTTATCCGGAATATCCACAACTGTACTTTTTATATACTCAACACTTGACAGGGTTTCCTGGTAGAACTGCACTTCTGTCCCATCCGTAATTTCCATTGAATCAGCCTGAATTTGTAATTTTTGGCCATAGTCCCAACGCGTAAGGCCATGTACTGTAGTCACGCAGCTGCCACTAAATTTTGCAATAATCAAACTGTACCGCCTCCATCCGTTATATAATACAGATTTCCGGTTTTGCTATCGTATTCAAAAGCCGGCGGTTTGCCTCCTTCCGGATATTCTGCGTATAGATTTCCGGTTTCTGGGTCTAAGTACAGGGAAAACATCCCATCTGTTGGAACCATAACACCGGATTCTCCTTGTGCACCTTTATCGCCTTTATCTCCCTTATCTCCTTTAAATTCTCCGGAAACCACTCTGTTTACAATATCCTGCCGGATTTCCTCAGATTGGGTAAGCGCCTCGTTTGCTCCTTTTAATGCTGCATTCGCATTAGACACAGCAAGCGTAGATTCTTTTACTGCGTTATTTGATTGATTAGCGGCATCTTCTACAGTGTCAATTGCGCCATTTACAGAAGTCTGAATCTTCTCAAACGCTTTTACATTTGCAGAGCGGACTTCTCTTCCATATATCGCCTTTTCCCAGTCACGTATCTCATCTGTTAGATCAATGTGTTCTATAGCCAATTGTCCCACCTCCTGTTAAATACTGATTATCTGGTTTTCCAGATCGTTAAGCCGTTCATAGACATCTTTCATCGTATCTGACAGACTCCATCCCTGCCAGAATCCTTGTTCACTTTCTATGTACAATTCCCTGCAGTGTACTTCTCCTCTATTATTGACACAAAAATCATAATCGCTGTCGTCATTCCAACCTGCCCATATCCACAACCCACCTTTTTTATTTGGTTCCGCGGATAGACCACACATCTGGTCATAGGACTGGAAGATTTCACGTCCCCATCCGTATCGTGCTTCAAAACCGCCTACAATTACCGCATCATCATCTGCCATGAATAGACCGTTTCCAAAATCAGCAGAGCCACCCTTGATTTTCGGTGCATTCAGCTTTCCAGAACGAATCATTACGCCATTTGTATCCATTTTTACAATCTCTTGTCCTGAGACATTAAGGACGCGGATAACTCCCGCCTTTCCCAGACCCGTACCACCTACTTCCAGCGTTCCACCGCGAATGCGATCGGCTAACATCGTTCCCGCCGTAATAAAATCCGCTACCAGATTACCATCAATGGTCCAAGCGTTTCGATATGGTCCATTAATTCCTGTAGTAGAAAATCCAATACCATTCTGATTAATCTGAATAATATTCTGGGCTGTGCGTTTATCCGGCGTATTCATTACCAGGATACGCCATGGATGCATCTTTTCGCCTGTGGCTGGGTTAATATTATCCAGTACCACATAGCCGCCAAATCCGCCCGTAATCAATGTAGTGGCATTTGCAATCTTACGTGCCATTTCATCGAATGTTTTATTTTCAGATTCCAGCAGAGCCTTTGAAAAGTTTACCTGATGGTTAACAGATGCTCCTGTGAAGCTATCTACCATATTGCCTAAGGTAATGCTTCCTTTTGCCGGATCATCCAGATATAGATCCAATTGCGACAGCAGCATATCTTTCTGAATCCCATGAGGCTTACTTACCGCAGTCACATAACATCCTACCTTAAATCTCCGGATATCTGCTCCTGTATAATTCAGGTCTACTGCTGACACTTTCAAACAGTCTGGAATCCCTCCGGCTTCTTTCAGATACTCTTTTGCCTTTTCCAGAAGTCTTGCAGGGTCAGTAATATCTGTCCACTGGCAACTCCCCCATATCTTTCCATATTCATCTATTACCGCTTGGTCTGCCATAATATAATCACTTCCATCATTGACTGATGTAATATCTACCGTTTTTGTCTGTTTTTCCCCCAGATCATCGTCATACTCTATGGTACCGCCATATGGGATTAGGCAGGTAATCACATTGGCCGCATCCTGGTATTTTGTTAAGTCCAGCAGATTGACCCCAAAACGGATCTGCTGTTCATTAATACCACCATAATCATAAGTATAATTCAGGTATTTTTTACCATCCTTATATTCCACCCAGATATAGCCGCCATGAACATCTATCAGTGTTGTTTTTAAGACGTTCCATGTACTGTCTAAGCCCGTATTTTCCCTTTTAAAATCATTCTTCTCATCTGCAATATTTACTCTGCCAAGTAGAAACTGTTTACGTTCTTCCACCTGGCTATTGTGGCTTTGTATCAATTTTTCAAAAAAATCATGGATATTTCCGGTAATTGAAAATGGTCTCTGAACACTGTCAAACAAATAGGATAAGCTTCCCTCGCAAGTAATTTCCGCGGTATTATAAAAGTCTGTGGAATCCGTCAATGCGCGTCCCTCAAAAATCAGTTTTCCGTCCTCTATTACCTGAATGGAAGAACGCATTTTTCGAATTGTCCCATAATACCGATGCTTTTGAGGGATACGGAAGCTTAAGGCTCCTGTCTTGTTTAGAGTAACGATAAGCCTTGGTTCTATTACTCTTAGATCTCTGTCCCGCTGATCGTGAAGGCAATACGTATTTCCATCAATTACATTATTGATTAGATACATCACAAACTACCTCCCCTGTATCGAATTGTAACCGTTCCAGTTCCCACAAATGTCAAGCTGCATTCTCCTTCTGTGATTTCTATATCCGGAATATAATTTTCTCCTGCCTTCAACTCATACGATTCGCCATTGAAGAGAACCCGCATATCATTCGAAACAATAATTACGGGGACAACCGGCATCTGGGAGCCAGCAACCAAAACGGTTACCTCTCCCTGGACGTTCAAAGAACGGTATTCCCTAATGATTCCATTCTCCAAACTGAACGGATTCCATAGCCAATCTTCATCTGTAGCAGTTAGTTCGTACTTATAAGGCTCACAATCAAATTTAAGAGTTATCTCACTATAAATACGGTTGTCTTTCTCATATTCACAGTTTCCTCGACCTACATAATAATATCCGTCATCCCAGTCCAGGATTACTTTCCGCTTTTTGCCATGCAGGTAATTGCTAAGCCGACTCATCGTTCCAGCCCAGTTATAATAATTCTTATCCTCTATATCGCACTTAATAGTAAGGACCCGATTTTCGTATCGGGTCCCAAAATAATCCGTCATATCCAGGTATCCATCAGCACCTGGAATTTCAATCCTGCTGGACTTCACAGGCGGGAAGCCAATGTGAATAGAAGTAATCCGCAGACCAAAATCATCGTACGTATGCATTTCATTATCGAATGTAATTCCTAATGGTTTTGTCATAACATATCCCTCTCTTGCTTTCTGCTGCGGTTCCCCATATTGTTATCTACCGGCTCCGACAGGATTCTTCCGGCTTTTTGTCCGTCAATGTCTACAGACATTCCATCTACTGCATCCGCCATCTTTTCTCCTATCTTATCGTAGTCAATTTCATAGCCAGGTCCATATCCCTCATTGCCATACACTCTTGCCGGAAGGGTGGTGCTTCCAGTGCTATCCATTACGGTATCAGAAAATTGCCCCAGATTATTTTCTTCTGCCACAGATTCAATGGCTCTTTCCACAGCTGTTGATACTACAAGCGACATTGCTTCATTTAATGCACTGGAACGATTCTGAACACCTTGAATCATGGCATTAATAGCATCCTGTCCAACTGCCAGCATATCCGCTGGAAGTGTACCAGTTGCATTTAGGACATTTTCTGCAATCGCTTTGAATTTTTCGGTATTCTCACTGCTTCCTGCCTCAGTAGCAATCGAAGATGCAAGAGTTGATACCATTTCCACTGCATTTTGTGCCATCAGAAGTTTTAAATCTTCTGCTGGTTTATCCAGTACCACGCCAAGCTGCTCCATAGATTCCATATACTCCTGCTGATACTCTTCCAGTTCCGCAGCAGTTTCTGCTTTTAACTGGCGAATCTGGCTGGAAATATCTGCCCGCATAGGCTCTAACTCTTCTATTGCCTGCTTTCTTGCTATCTGGTTCTTTTGACGGAAAAGATTTACATAACTATCCAGTTCTTCATCTGTCATTTCTGTCAGCAGTTTTACCTGGGCGGCTGACTTCGGCCCCAGCTTCTGAAGCTCGCTAATCAGATCGTCTCCTACGCCGCGTCTTGACAGCTGATTCAAATTGTCCTGCCATTCTTCCAGCCCGTCCACCTGGGACTGAAGGTTGTTTAAAAGGTCGTCGGAAGTCAAATCGGTATCTGTATCAAATTCATCAAACAGGCCAAACGCATTTTTAATTTCATCTGTCCGCTTATCGACCGCATCCTGATACTGTTTATTTAGATCCTGGATTTTTTTATTCAGGTCTTCATATGTCTGAGCCACATTCTCTGTATACTTCTTTTCCGCATCCTCCATTTTGTCATTTAGATTCTGCTTGGCCTTAAAATACTCGCTGTCAGCGTCAATACGAGCCTGTGTTCCTTCTGCAACCTGCTGCCTGACTGTATCCCAGTAGGCGGCCTCTTCTGCCAGATTTAGCTGATTGTATACTTTGTAATTTTTCAGTTTCTTCTGTGCGGCGTTTAACGTAGCTTCGGCAATCTCTTCTGCGCTCTTCTTTGCATAATCCTTGTTGGCTCGGATACCTTCCCCGATTCCCAGTGCAATATTTTTTCCAACCTCATCTCGGAACACCCTGGAAGGAGAATGGATACCAAGGAAGTCCTTTACTGCTCCCAGCGCTGATTTCACTACATTTTTAGCAGCATCTACAACCTGGGACAACGCATTTTTCAAACCATTTGCGATACCGGTTGCAATATTCTTTCCTACCTGAATCCAGCCTTTTATATCGAATGGGTGTTTAAGAGCCTCAACAATCTGCTTTCCGATACCTTTAACAAAAGCTATCATGGACTTTAGACCATTACCAAGTCCTTTTATAATTCCAGAACCCAGATTAAACAGATTCACCAACGAAAATACGTTGATTATGGCCTGTACAATCTCGCCGGCATTTGCCACAATTGTCGGAATGCTGTTAATGATTCCTTTTCCTAAAGTGACAATGATCTGTGCTCCTGCTTTTAACAGCTTCGGAATTGCCTCGTAAACTCCTTCTGCAAAACTGTTAATCAGCTTAGGCGCCTGTTCGATGATAGTAGGCAGAGAATCTGCTATTCCCTGTGCCAGCGCTTCCAGCATCTGAATACCGGCATCTACCAGAGAAGGAAGATTATTTACAAGATTTTGCGCAAAGTCAAAAATCGCTTTTACTGCAACCGGAACCAGCTGAGGCAGAGCAGACGAAATACTAGATGCAAGAGTAGTAATCAGCTGTACTCCTGTCCCCATTATGGTCTCTGTGCCGCTTACAAAGCCGTTCAAAAGCCAGGTAAAAAGCTGGACGCCTTGTTCTGTCAATGCCGGCGCATTCTCTATTAGAGAACCGATAATGGTGCTGATTAAGCTCCAGCCAGATTCTGCAAGAACTGGCAGCAGTTCCGCCATACCTGTAAGCAGAGCAGTAATGAGCTGACCGCCGGCATCGATGAGCGGCTCTGCATTTTCTCCCAGACTGGCAGCTAGTGATGTTAAGAACTCGGTTCCTGCTTCCACCGCTACCGGCGCGCCCTGGACAACACCGGTTGCCAAATCTGTCATTAAGTCTGTGCCCGCCTGAACAAATTGGCCAGAAGAGCCTTCAAACCCTTCCCATAATGCCCCGATTACCTGCGGTACTGTTTCTAACAGTCTTGGGACGATCTGCCCCAGGTTCTTAGCTATATTTCCAGCTGCTGTTGCAATCGCATCGGACAGCTCAGCGGCAGAACCCGAGCCATTCAGGAAATTATCAAAGGCAGCTTTTGCAGCGCTCATGGACCCTTCAATGGTTGATGACGCTTCTTTTGCTGTCGTCCCTGTGATATCCAATTCTTCCTGAATCACATGGATAGCAGAATATACGTCTTTTAGGTTACTGATATCATACTTTACACCCGTAATCTTTTCCGCATCTGCCAAAAGACGCTTCATCTCTTCCTTGGTACCACCGTAACCAAGTTTCAGGTTATCCAGCATCGTGTAATTCTGCTTGGCAAACCCCTGATAAGCGTTCTGGATAGATTCCATGTCTGTACCCATTTTATTGGCATTATCAGACATATCTATCATGGCCATATCCGCAATTTTCGCAGCTTCCTCAGTATCTCCGGCCACACTCTGCAAAAGTGATGCAGAAAAGCTGGTTACACTCTGCATATAAGCATTGGCCGACATCCCTGCGGTCATATATGCCTTATTCGCATTATCAATAACCGTCTGGGCGCTGTCTTTAAACAGCGTCTCCACACCGCCGATATTCTGTTCCAAGCTTGCAACGGAATCTAATGCAGCCTTCGAAAGGCCTCCGAATGCTACCGTTACACCTGCTACAGATGCGCCTAAAACTGCAAGGCCGCCTTTGGCAATACTTCCTATCTTTTTCATTCCAGACGAAAAGCCGTCTGTAGCTAATTTTGTGTCAAAACTCAAATGGCCGTCATATGCCATGCATATCCCTTCCTTTCGGTGGATAAGCGCGGCTCAACGGCTCAATTAGGGCTTAATCCTGATTTCAACTTCCTTATCACATTCACGACACTTTAAAAAGACGCCCTGACATGCAGCTGTATTATCATAGATAACCAGTTTCTTGCCGCATTCAGGGCATCTGTACCACTTCCTCTCTAATGGAGGCTTTACTATTTTATTTACCAAAACATATCTCCTGTTTCAAAATCCGTAGGAGCCTGCTGGGGTATTGCTATGGCTCTCTGAATCTTCTGGATTCTCTGACGTTCTTTTCCATCTTTTATTTGTCCAGTATCGGTATTGCGGTACATTACCCGCTGTTTGAACTCCGTATCCGCAGATAGGCCATCCAAGAGAATCCGGAACTTCCACCAATGCATATATACATTCCTTGTCAGATCAATACCGTAATCCTGCAAAAAGCCGCTGATAATGCAGGCCGCGTCAAACTTAAAATCATACAGTACCTTTCCGCTTGTACTTTCTACGTGTTCGTTCCGAGTTTCTTCTCTTGCTTTTCTCATGACAAAAAAATCAATCAGCGGCTTATGCATTTCCGAAACAGCTTCTGCAGGCACTGGAGTCAAATAGAACTGCAGCAAAGTTTCTAGCTTTTCTTTTTCAGAACACTCCAAATCTCGCATCATATCATAGAACCGCAGCCAGTCCTTATAATCTGTTATAATATCTAAAGTTCTCCCGCATAACATCACACTTTTGGGATACGCGTCATACAGCAGATTCATTTTCGCCGGTTCCCATAGTGCTGGTTATTCTTCTGATTTTGACGGCGCTGCTGTCTATTCTGGTTCGGACTGTACTTACCCATAAATGCAGCCCTTGCTCGATGGGATTCCTGGGCATCCTGTTTACAGGCATCAATGAAGGCGGTATAAGCGGCGTCACACATTCCTGCATGGACGCGGCCCTGAAACAATTTTTCAGATGTTCCAGAGCCGTAAATACTGTCAAACAGTTTCCAGAACATCTTGCAATATCCTTTAATAATTCCACTGGTAGAGCCTGTTTTCTGCAATTCAGTCTCTTCCTTGGCCATTTCAACAAAAGCATTTTCGTATTTCTCTGCAAATTCTGCATCCTGAAGATCCACTTCCAGGGTTATCCCGTTATATTCCCATTTCCGGCTCATAGGCTCACTTCCTCCTTTTCGTCACATCTGATCGGTAACAGGTGGTGTGTACGTAATCGTCTGCCAGCCGTCTTTACTAGATGCTGTGCCTTCTTCAATGGCAGATGCTGCCCTAAATGTTCCAGAATAGATCAATGCATCTGTACCGTCTCCTGTCGTATCCGGAATAACCGCATAGGTACGCTTTCTGGCTAACTTCGCTTCGCCTGTTGAAAACAGATCCACAACAACAATATCCACGTGGGTGTCACTTCCCAGTTTCTCCCCGTCAATAATATCCGCCAGCTTCTTGTGTACGGAAAACGGACTGTACCGGTCAAAGCTGAACGCCTGAGCCGTTGCATATCCGGTCACGTCAGAACGCTCTGTATCTTCGTCTACATATCTTCTGGAATACTCTGTAGGCGATTTCTGTTCACTCAAGGACGTAAATCCCTGCATCCGGACAAATTTGGATGATTCAGGCTTTCCTACATCCATAAATGCTACCCGTTTACTACGCCCTACTAAGGTAGCTTCCTTTAAGTTATCTACTTCTTCAAACATCTGAAAATCATATTTTTTCATGTCATGCTCCTTTTCAAACATACAAAAGCCGAAACTGCATCTGATACTGTGCCAAATCTGAATCCACGCCAAACAGATAGCCTCCAGACATGGTTGCATTCGAGACCGCCTTGTATCCTTGCAGTTTCGGCAAATTTCCGAGTTCATTTTGTTCTTCTACCCAGTGCATCAGCTGCTGATAGAACATAGAGTTGTCAATCATTGTCCTGGCATCTCCGTCATAGGCCTCCTTCGAAGTGAAGGTGTATTCAAATTGGTAGATACAGCCGCCATCTGTATATCTTTTATAGACTGGATCTGCCGGAAGCGTATCAATACTGTAAGACTGCTCGTTTGGAAGGAAGTCAATTCCTAACTTTCCTTCTTTCAAAAACGGGCACTGCAAAAAATACTCCCTTACTGCTTTTACGATGCTATCTGTTTCCTGCCACAAACTCCGCAGCCCCCTTCCTAATAGTTTCCTTCTTGGATGCCTTCATCCGTTCGAACCATAATTTTCCCCTGCCACCCTGGTTACTGCTGTTCTCGTAATACTGCCGACGGGCATAAGGGGCCAGGTAATTCAGCTCGCCGCTTCCAATTACGGTTCCTAACTGGCCGGACTTAATCAGGTACCCTGTTCTTCTTGGAATCAGAGGGTCGCAATACCTTAGGCACTCAGAATCCACAAATTCCTGAGCTTTTGAAAAATCCTGGGATTTACGGGAACCAAATCCCTGCTCCCAGTCAAGATGTACTTTTACCATCCCATCTTTCGACCTTGTCTGATATATGGTCCCTCTGGGCGTAGAAATCTGGAAGTTACGTTTCTGAGCCATTACCCACCACCTACTCTCCAATGCGGCAGACTTCCGAAACGATTGTCAGACCATGAGGTAATCCGAAAGACCTGTTCTGCCTCCTTATGAAGTTCTGCAGGTCTTCCAATTTCTGTCTCCAGCACACCTCGCGCTATATAATCGTCTGCCTGCAGTGTCCAAGTTCCCCATTCGCCTTTATATTCCTTTGCTGGCACAAACACAGCCCCGCCGCTATCCGCAGAAACGGGAATGCGCACTTTGTACACATCTGCCGACCGTAATCCCTCCGTCGTAACTGTGACCTTGTTGTCTACATAGAAATATACACCACGAATTACCGTCCTACGATAATCATCCAACCTGGTGGTCTTATTGTAATATCGATTATAGAGCGTGATATCCGCATTCGTCAGCACAGTTGCACCTCACTTTCCGGCTCAGCCAACCAGTTGGAAGCAGATAAGGATACGCTGCCGCATAAGCCTTCTTTTTTACTACCTCTTCTGACACCTGGCCGTCTATCTGCTCCGACACATACGTCACAGAATATCCATCGTTATTCTCTGACTTTATCCGTCCGACGCGCCCGTCCCTTGCCTGCTTCTCTTTTTCTACCTGTGCTTCATAATACACATCTGCTACAGCACATACAGCATCCTTTACCATGTCATTGAAAACTGCAAATATATCTCCATTTAAAGAGGTCAGATAGCGGATGTAACTTTCAGCCTTCCGTACTGACGGCGCAAACTGTTCTTCCGGCATCTGACCGCCATATTCCGCCTGGTAATATTCATAATTCACATACATCCGCGTCCCTCCTTCTATGCTCCGGCCTTTAAGATTGCAAACGGACAGCGTTTTACCTTATCCTTTTCAACAGAATTGATTGGATTCGGGATTTCCCATCCCAGGCGCATTACCGCACGCAGGGCAACCATATCATTCTGCATCAGGTTGTAAGCGATAGAACCGTCTGTATTCTGCACAACACCCTCAGTAAACAGCTTAAATGTAATGTCCTGACGGATAGAATATACAAGCTGGCTGAAATCTCCGGAAATCATCAGCGCTTTGGACTTATCGAAAGCTCCGTTATTCGGGAAATTCATAGGAGAACCATCCAGGGAATAGGTTGTGCCATGCTGCATATCACTCTTAAAAATCGGATTACCAGTAGTATCCTTTAATCCACGCAGCTTTGCCCTCATGGAAATATCTGCCATATGTCCATTTACAAAGTAGCCGCAATTTTCCACCTTAGAAATCACGCCATCTTCTGCCATAATTTTGTCGTATAAGTTATCTCCTTCTGACAGAGTCACTACCGCATTAGCCTTGGTAGCCGTCGTTACCACTCCATCACGCCAGGAGGACGGCTTATCCACATCAAACAGGATAGCAGCATCAATTACTTTTCCAAAAGCTTCCTGAACTCTCGGTTTTACCTCTCCCCAGATGTCGTACTCGGAATCGTCCAAAACCGCTTCTGGAATCGGGACGATTACCGCTATCTCTTCTGCAGTAATGAATTTTTTATCCCATGCCATCTTTGTAGTCTTTTTCTGTCCGCTGTCGCCATTTACAAAATAAGCCAATGGCAGCATATCCAGCACCGGCATCTTATACGTCTTGCTGGCCATATTAGCAAGTTTGCGTCCTCTCTGGAGCACAGCAGACTGGGTAACTACGCCCTGAATAATCTCCCTTGCCTTTTCTTCCGGAATCAGTGTCGCTGCTCCTGTCCGGTCAATTATGTTCACATCAGTTTCAAATAACTGAAAATCAAATCGTTTTCTCATATCCTTTTCCTTACCTTCCTGCCGCTCTTCGAATCGCGGCGTTAATATCATCATTTGAGTTCTGGGCGGAACCGGAAGAAGCTGCTGACGCAGATGTAGAAATCCGGTAAGTACCCTGGCCGGTAAATCTTGGATTCTCTTTCAGATACTCTTCCGCTACCTTTTTAAAGTCCTGTTTCTTTTCTGTTGCAATCTGGTTTACCTTAAACATAACGTAATCCAGATCTTCCGTTTTGACGCCCTTATCTCTTAAAAGGTTGCTGTTCTTTAAATCCTCCAGTTCCTTTCTGGCAGCATCTCTTTCCGCTTCTACGGCCGTTACGTTTGGTGTCTGCTGTGCCTTCTTCGTCTTATAATCTTTCAGAGCCTGTTCCACTTCCTCTTCATTCATGCCCTGCTGCTGAAAATAAGATTTAAGAGCGGCTTTTGACGCTCTTTCTGCCCTTGCATTGGCAATTTCCTCTGCCTGCTGGAAACTGTACGTTCCGGCATTTTGATGGTTGCCGTTACCAGAACCGGCGCCTGCTCCCTGGGAACTGCCTGTTCCCTGGCCACCTTCGCCGCCGTCCTCGAAAAGCTGAAAATCGAATCGTTTCCTCATGGTAATTTCCTCCGTCTTACGTATTTTCCAGTTCTTTTATAATGCCCTTTCTGTTTGGGCATGAAAATAACACCCAGGTAAAACCTGCGTGTCTATGACTAATCCTATAACTACCTATAACTTACATTAAGATATAAAATGTATGCACTGATACATTTCCTGTATCGCACAAATGCCAAGATACCAGGTATCTACCAGCTTCTTTCCGACTTCGTTTAGATACTCCCATTCAATTCTGACTCTTCCCGATTCGGTCTGGCACTGAATATCATTTTCAGCTACCTCAGAAAGCCCTCGAATAAGCGTTAGCGTAATAGCTGATACCGCCGCACACGGAACACTCGTTCCCCTTGCTCCCCGTCCGGCATGCCCCTCAATTAAAAGCGAATTTTCTTTCACAGTTACGTAAATCATTGCTATCAACCTCCTGTCGGAAGGGTATAAAAATACCACCAGCCATTGCCGACTGATGGCATCAATACCATAACACAGTTTTTTCTTTTGGTGGATTTTCCATTTTTGCAAGTCGTCTCAGTTCATACCGCACATGCACAGCCGCACACGTACTAACATTCTCATGCTCAACAATTTTCTCATCTTCGATACGCAGCCTCATATATCCTCTCGGTTCCTTTCCTTCTGGATAATAATCAGCTGAGATATTATCGTTTGTCTTTGTTATATTTTTCAAGATTACCATAATATTCATCAGCCTCCTTGGGATAATTATATTTTTGTGCCGCTAATTCATGGGCTTTCCAATGTTCGATTTCTGGATTTTCCCGTTTAATCTGCATCTCCAATAACTCATGCTCTATCAGCGTTCGATCATGTGGCTGTATATTTTGTCCAATCATTAACCTCTGCCAGCTCTGGGCAATCGCACAATCTGGATCGAAAGCTCTGCTCGTTCTTGTATCTGAATCCCAAAAGGAATTATCCCCAAACAAGTATTCCTTAATTTTTCTTATATCTGATTCATTTTTTCCGAGATTATCTGCTATTTTCCTCACATCTGTTGAAAAACTTCGAATTTCTCTATAGTACATCTTAGCAAAGGCCTCTGCTTCTTCACTAAGTGGATCCGTAATTCTTGCTCCTGATATCATTATACCAGAATCAGCATTCTTTGCAATAGGCTTCTGTTTGCCTTGTCCTCGTTCCTTATGCTTCTTCTCATCCTGCCACTTCTGATATGTCTCCCTGCTTGATGCTACCCGTCCTTGTAAGTCATAATAAATCCTCTCCCGTTGCTCCGGAAGCCCCATTTTCTTGCTAAATGCCTTATACCCATCCAACTGGGCCTGATATTTGCATCTGGCGAGCATAATCGTATCCGCATCTGCCCCCGCTTCTTTTAACAGCAGAACCTTCTGGCGCTGTGCCCGCATATTAGTTTCCAGATACCTCTGCCGTTGTGTGGCTTCATACAGCGTGTATTCTCTGCCTTTAAATGTCCTTGGCTTATCTTCCTTCCGGTTCTGTTCTTCCAGCCAGGAATCCGTATAATTCCGCTCTGAAATGCCAGGAAGAAACGGATAGTATTCATGGTAGCAGTTAGCGCCCAAAAGTCCGGTAACCGTTCCGTAACCGCAAACGGTTGTGAGCTGCTCTCTGCTCCACACCTTCCCCTGCCAGGCTCTATGTTCTGGTCTCGCACCAGAATGCCAGTCAATCTCAAAATATTCCGTTCCCAGGCGCTGGGCGTTAGTATCCGAGATATGTCCAGAAAGCTGAGACAATCCTGTCATAATTGCCCTTCTTGCGGCTACATCACATCTTGCTGTACGCCCAGAAGCGTATTCTACCGTCCTCAGACCGGAATTTGTCATTTGGCCAACTACCCGCCGGATAACGCTATTATAATCAAAAGCCCCTGAGGTAATTTCTACCATAGCATTGTCCAGATATTCATTGTAATACTCTGATAATGGCGTAAATACCTTTTTCCCACCCATATCAACCATAAACCCCATGGATTTTGTGATATTGAAAAGTTCTTCATTGGACTGTCTGATAAGGGTATCAACTATCTGCTTAAGCTTCGAATTTTCTTCGTAAGGGATAAACTTCTGATTGACCTGCTCATACAGATATTTTGAACGTGTATACTGCTTCTCTACAACTTCGTCATACAATTCCCAAGTTTCCGGAAAATCATCACCCACCGCACTTTTAATTATGTTCTCAATGTCCTGTGTACTGTTTCCCAGGATATAATATCGGTTCAGCTGATAATCCGCTGAAGAAGTTATAGTTTTGGTCTTTTTTACTCTCCTTACCACGTCCTCCGTAATCCTGTTTTCCAGATTCCGAAACTTTTTCTCAATTCCGCCTGTCGAATAGCTTTCATAAGAACGGTTCATCTTATGGTATCACTCCTGTCTGCTCCGGAATACGTCTTGCTGCCTGTTCTTCCGTCTCCCCATACCATTTTGCCCGATACTCAGCAACTCCCATTGCTCCCATTGCAACATCCTGCCTGTCAGACTGACGTTCTGCCTGCTTGTCTTCGATAATGGAATCGTCAAAATCAATCGTAATCTCTGTATCTATTTTCAATCCAGGAACCTTTGTAGCAATTCCAAGCCGGATAATAATGCGTATCAGATTACGTATTACCTCATCTAACACAATTTCATGCTTTTGGAGTGTCCGGTACATATCTGAATTCTCGCTGATAACCTGGGTAGCCGTCTGGATGTTCCCATTATCGAACCTATATCGCTGTGTTCCAAAACCACATTTCATGGACAGATAATTTAAGTCATCATTAATGGCCTTGCTATGCTCCTCAATCCGTAGAGCCATATCAACTTCCTTGATTGCTTCCTTGCTGTTCTGAAAGTAATCTTCCGGAAGACGGTAAAACACAGTATCATTTGTATCAAACGTCAGAGAGCCATCTTTGTCTTCCAGCATCTCCGGCGCAACAAAGATTCGCTTTCGCCCCAAATCAAACTCATTTGAATAGGAGTCATATTCCATGTCTATTTTTTGAAGGGTATCCACCGAATTGGCGAACAATGCCACTCCCAGCGGATTGGTAACATCCTGATCCGCATTGTTCACAATGTTCAGCCTATCAATTACAAACTGTGGTTCCAGTGACCCTGTTTCAATTTTTTGCGCCAGATTCTGAAATACAGGCAGTTGAGCCCACTCTTTCTGTGTCAGTTCTCTTCCAGTCGCTCCTGAGGTACATTCTACAACGGTATTTTCAATCACATATTGGCCATTCTCGATCCGGTGAAACTGAATCTGGGCATATTTCCTACATTTACAGGTCTTTAAAAACAGGAATGCACATTCCAAAACCTTTCCATTTTCCCAGGAAATTGGGAATATATTTGGTGCTTCCAGATAGTTAATCTTTATCTTTCCACCACTGATATTCCCTTTCTCATCCATTTCAGCATTTTCCAGATAAGGGACGTAGGCCACAGTTCCGGTGGCTGCCTTACGCTCCTGATACTCATTCCCCAGAGTCAGAAAACTATTCTGCTTCAATACTTCTTTCACATAAGCATCTGTTGCCGGATCTGCAATTGTGATTTTGACCCGTTCATTTAACAGAAGGTCTGCCATATCTTCGCACAGCTTCTTAGCCATTCCCAGACTAAGCCGTCTGCATCTTTTCCAGGTTCCTCTTCCGCCGTAAATCCGAAAAAAGTGAAATCTTCTCACATTTCCCTGGTACCAGCTCTTCCATTCATCAATTTTCCGGTAAAATGATGCATCTATGGTATCAATTTCTTTTTTTCTGAAATACTCAAATATATTCATCATCCTCATCCTCCCTGTCCAGTGGATTTTTTTCTACAGTATCCTCATATTCCCTGGCTGGAAGATAAGGTTTCAGTTTTTTCCAGAATCCCATAACCAGATAGCGGATTCCATCCATACAGTGGTCATTGACCTTTATCGGCACTTCTTTTCCCCGCTCAATGGAATCTTTGTCATATTCGTAAGTTCCAAATTCCTCAATTGCGTGTACCTGCTTCGGGGAAACCGTCATCATGTCAAAGGCCAGAAGCTTCTGAACCCTACTAATACCCAGCGCAACGTCATTTTCAGCTTCTCTCAGAAGAATCTTATAGGTACAGTCCCTGCTGGCCCGTTTAATTTCTTCCATCAGACCCTTGGCAGAGGGATCTAAAAACAGATAAAAATAACTGCACGAGTATATCTCATGCAGCATATCTGTAAAAGCAATAAAATCTTTCGCATATTCTGATGGACTTTTCTGCCGTCCTGTCTCTCTTCCGGAATGATAATACTCTGTGAGGCCTGTCAGTTTATGATCATATTCATCCAGACCGGCAGCCTGAAACGTGGTAGCATTCTGCTGCCCATAATCACCGCCAATCCCGATAATCTGATAATGCGATTTGTCAGGCAGTTCCTTGTGCCGGTCTGAAAACATGTAATAGATGGCTTCATCCACGCCGATGCACTGTCCAAGCCACACCCAGCGGTACATCCTTTCATCCGCCCGCATCATGGCTTCGGCCGTCTGAATCAAATCCTGCCCCAACCATTCATCCGGAACATCCCGATAATCCGTATGGATGTGGATACAGTCTTCTCGCTGTTCCATTTTCCGGCACCACTTGTTAATTGGTGCATTTGGGTTCTTAGGCGGGTTGTAAAGGTAAATCATCTGGAATCCGCCCTTATTTCCCCTGACGAAAGTAGCTTCTATATTGGCAATCTCATCTTCTCCCTCTCCATCATCGAAAAATTCCGTCAGCTCATCCAGAATAACCAGCTTTATCGGCTTATCCTCGTCAATGATACCTTTTGTATCGTCAATGCCATCGGAGCCGGCAAAATACATGGTTGTGCCATACTTTTTGTATGTAATCTCCATGGGCGACTTCCCGATTTTGAAACATCTCTTCGGAATTTCCAGTCGGTTGATTCCCCGAAGCATTTCCTTATACACCGTCTTGCGCAGCTTGTTATGATGCTTGCGCAGTACCACAACAGAACCATGCGGATCGGATACCAGCTGGTAATCTGCCCTGATTGCTGCAAAACTAGACTTGGTTCCGGCGCGTCCTGATGTCAGGATGATATGTTTCACTGTTTTGTTGTTGAAAATCTTCCGGTACTTCGGAATCACAATCTCGCTGATTCTGACCTGTTTCTTCTTCGTCTGCGTCATTGATAATCTCCACACCATCCTCTTCATTAGGAGCTGTATCTCGTTTGAGCCTGTCTGTATTAGCACGTATCTGCTCAATTCTAGCCCTCTCTTCTTTCGTTGCAAGTTCCATATGTCTTGCCAGCCACTCCAGAGCCTTCATACGGTCTGCCAGCTTTACGCTAGCTCCATTTTTTCCTTGCTTCACTTCAGAAATCAGGGAGCCGTCCACCTCTGATGACTCCCGAAAACGAATCGTGTTAATCTCCTGCATCAGTGGTACCTTTTCGCCTGTGCTTGGATCTTTTACCTCTATCGGCCCAAATGCTCCTATTACCGGAACCTTTTCCCTGCCAAACTCCACAAAATCTGTAATATCCGCAAAGGCAATATCCATATACTTCTGAAAAATGTCATATTCATCCAGCAACTCTCGGTTCAAGCGGTTCTTCTTCAGGCGGATGATCTCTTCCCTGATACAAGGATTTACAAGGAGCTTGTACCCTTCTGAATTTGCCACTTCATAACTACAGTCATAAGCCTTCTGGTAAGCTTTCGTTGCATTAAAACACCGAACATAGAACAAACAAAAAAGCCGCTGCTTATCAGTTAAATCAGGATTATTTACCACCTGATTAACAGCTTCTGCAACCGCTTTTATGTTTTTCTCTTTTTGATTTTGTATCTTTTGCGAACGCTCGCTATTTTTATCCGAACGCTCGCTATCCCATTTATGCGTAGATTTCCATCGGCGGACCGTGCCCTCTGGCAAATTTAGTTGACTTGCAATCTCAACTAACTTCATGCCTTTTAAGTACATGGCCTTTGCCTGTTTTATTCTTTCATCTGGCGCTCTGGCCATGTTACTTCACCCCGATTCGTCGGTTTTTAGATATAGAAAAAGAGATAGCCGAAGCTATCCCTCTTCCTGATTTGTTTCTTCAATAAACTTTTCCATCATTCTCGTGATTTGTCCGGCCTGGCTGACTCCAGCCTTGTCGCAGGCCGCTGCAAACTGTTCAACCAGTTCGCGTTTTAACTTGTAAGATTTGCTGATAAGTCCGGCCTTAGCGTTCCACTTGTCCTGCGGCCTAATCTTCTTTTCTTCCATGGCACTCCCTCCATTCGCAAAATAAGCCTATTATCAGCTTTGCACAAGCAATCAAAATAAAAAAGATACCAAGAAATTTCAATGCGCTCATATTGCTTTTATACAGATGAGTGTGTTATACTTTAGTTAAGAGAAGGGCTTTCGCCCTTCCCCGCTACTCTAGTAGCTTATCAAGAATCAGCAGGATGATTCCAATGATTAAATCCGTTAATGCTTGTCGCAACCAAGTGTTATCGGATTTTTTCTTTTTCCGGCTTCTGCCTCTCATCTGTATCACACCTCCTTACATTACTTATTATAACATACGGTGCACCGTATGTCAATGATTTTTGTAAAGATTTTCAAAAGAAAAGCCCCTACCGTTCTGGTAAGGACTCTCTTAAAGTAATACTATGAAAATAGGAGGGAATGTCAATGGCCTGTCCGCCTTTGATTTCTAGTTTACTATAACACGACTTTTCCGACAAAAACGACCTTTTTATCTTATTCCGCATTTTTTTAAATATTTATCCCGAATATGTAACCTCGGATAATCAGGATTCCCTTTATATCCTGTCTTAGCCGCTATCTTCTCCCATGTCATGCCGTCTTTGTAATACATGCGGAATACACACCTAGTCTGACCGTCCTCAATAGCTTCAATCCATTTTTCAATGGCTGCACATTGTGCCTTAATTTCATCCAGCTTCCTAATCCGGCTTTTATATAAATCCCAGTCAAAGCCAACCACGCTCTGAGGTCTCGGTTCCCCAGTACGGTAATCAAAGATTGTGCTGTTACCAAAACCATTATCTCCCTGTGTCATCTCTGTCAATTCAGCTTCTAGGATTGGGATTTTCCGTTTCATCTTTCGGTAACTGTCTAACAGTTTTTTTGTAATTCTGATGTCCACTGGTCTTACCTCCCGCTGTCAATCTGGTGTTTTACCACCGTCTCCCCTTATCATCTACTACCGTAATCTTTCCCAGTACCCCGTACATGGCAGATGATACACATCAGCTTCACAGCCATCCGGAAGTGTACGACATTCTCCGGCGGCCTGTCTGCCCTCTTAATAGCCTTTCCTGCTGTCGGGTCTGGATAGCCTTCACTGTTTTTCACTGGTCTCCTCCTCCTAAATGTCAGTTTAATTCTTCAATCTTCGTCCCGTCATATGGTTCCTTATATCCTGTCACTACCTCAAAATATGTATATCCGCTTTCTGCATCTTCCCAAAATTTGCAATAATCGTTCCGCTTGACCTTTTGCCGTTCTGGAGGATTATTTCTTACTCTTCCGTTAATACCAAGACGCAAATGCTGTTTGCATGTGCAATAGCCTACCGCTTTCTTGGTTCTTACGTCTTCTTCCTCTGTGTAAAATCCGCATTCATAGCACTTCGGACTATTCCCTTTTATGTGTTTCATTTCATCACCTAAATCCTAATTTTGTTGAGTAGCTGTCATTGCTATAGCTGTATGTAATGACAACATACAATCACGGCACAGCATCATCGTATTCCAACCTTGTCCTGTTACAGATGCTTTGATTTCCCATATTGGAGTTTCGTCTGAATGAATAGTCCCACAATCATTGCAAACACCAAATTTTTTACATTTCTGGATTTTTACCATCTCACACCTCCACCAAATCCTAAGTTTTGTTTATAATTCTTTCGCTCGTCCAAATACTTTCAGTATCTCCGTTGCACGATATAATTCCGCAACATCTCCACGTAAATCATCCTCCCAGTATTGTGATGTATCATCACTCATGCACTTAAGTATCAACGCATAATAATCTTCTTCGTATTCTCGTGCAGCTTCACGTATATCTTCCAGTGTGAGTTTTCCACGTTCTTTTCTTACTATAAGCATCCAGTTTCCTGCCGCATCGTATGTTGTTTCACAACTTACTCCCTTTTTCATCATTCATCTCCTCCAAATCTTAAATCTCTTTCTAAATGGCCATTCTGATATGCCATATTTCCGCTATGTATATAGTCTGGAAGCTCTCTTATCGGGCAATCATCCGGCTTTTTCCCCCTCAAAACATAGTCATCATTGTCTTTTCCGTCTAATTTGCAATACCAATTCTTATTGTTGGAACCTGCAAACTTACATTCTGTGCAGCTTTCCGATACATCGGCTAGAATAAACCCTTTTGCCATGGTTTTCCTCCTAAATATCAATTCTCTGCATTCAGCCAATTCCGTATGAATTCCCTACCGCAATCATGTGTACACGTTTTCAGACATTCATACCCGAAATCAGGACATTGGTCAGCACAATCGAATGGCATTTCGTGAAACAGCTCTATCAATTCTTTTTCGCTCATTGTTTTTATACGTTCAATATTTTTCATTTTTTCTCCCTTCTCGGTCCTCTCGGAATGCATTCGTGATGGATATGCAGTTCCGTCCCTCTCTTGGTCTTGATATATACATGGTCGCCCTCGATGGGCTTGCCACACTCGCTGCAGAGATATATTCGTGTCTGTGCCATTGTTACCTCTCGCCTTTCTGAATCTCCTTTAAAAACTCCACCAGTTCCGTCTCTGAATCCGGATACCGGTTATAAGTCTCATGTCTTTCCCATTTGCCATACCCATACATCGGATGTTTTGGTGGCTCCGGACCGCCTACCAGATGCAGATAAGAGAATACAAAATCATTTTTGGCAACCTCATTATAAGCACTATATTCTTCCGCTATCATCCTTGCGCCATTGTCAAAATCGTACTTGTAGTACCGGCATCCGATATGCTCATCCGTATACCACAGTCCCCAGGACTTATAATCTCTCAGCCATTCTTTCCGCTGGTCATTGTTCCGCATGATAGGAAGCTCTGGCTGTTCCGCTTCCGGCTCCTGGTCTGCCTTATCCATATCGGCCAAGAGGTTCTTATATGCCTGTAACTGCATAGCGTACTTGGTGTAGGTGTGTGGCTGATTCTGCATCCAGTAATCCCGCATCTGCTCCAAGAACTCTTCTGTATCTCCAATCATCCGGACAAGGGTCTGACGGTCATACTCTGCCAGCTGTAAGACTTCCAGCTCTGTATCCGACGTTTCTTCGGGTTCTTCCGGAGTCATTGGGGTCTCTTCTTCGCTGCTGTTTTCGCAGCGCTCAGGCTCATTCTGCTGCATTTTCGCAGCGTCTTCCATGGCTGTTATATTCCACATTGCCTGTATGGCTGCACACAGGTAGAACCATTCTGTATTGCCAAGACACTGCCCGTCCCTGCTCCATATCTGGATGTAATCCGAAAACAGGTTGATGTGTGCATTACCGCCAGTTACCGGATCCAGAAAATACCAGGTGCCAGTAAATCTCTTTTTAAGTTCCACCTCTGAACTGCACACATATGTTACCCTGCCATCAAAATCCTTTAAAAACCAGTTTCTGAACTCTGTTATCAGCTTACGGGCAAAAGCATCACAGTATTGCTCTCGGATTTCCGGCTCCATTGTATTTTTGATTTTAGGTTTAAGCTCCTCTTCTGTGTGCGACGTCGCACAAACTTCTGGATTATTTTCTGGCTCTTCTACAGTCATGGCTGTCAAATCACTCAACGGTATCTCAATGGCCGGAACCACGATTTCCGGCAAGCTGGTGCTTTCCGCCGGCTCCGGCATACATTCCGGAAAATCAGTGATTTCCATCTGTCTCGCTATCTGGGTTTCCTCCGGCTCTGTCTCCTCTTCCTGCTTCATCTCCCGCAGTTCCCGAACTGTCATATCCGGAGTTACCTGTTCCAGCTGCTCGCCTGTCATGGTTACCATCTCGATAAGCTGGCTCTGGTTGTATGCCTGATATTCTGCTGCCAGGTTCGGACTGTTGCCATCAGCAGAAAACCGGTCATTCACTGCCATGTATCTGGTAGCTGTAGAGCGGCTGATTCCAAATTCCTCCCTGGCAAAATCCCACACCGAAGAAAAACCGGCTTCCTCGTACAGCCTGTCTTCCCTGGCGCGTTTCAGGTAGAAACCAACGGCAACAAAGCTTCTGGCTGCTGTCTGGATATTAGCTCGGATGTTGTTTCGAACATCCTCAATCCCCATAGGCAGCTCATACCATTTTTTGATTATCTCCTCCATCTGTTCCCTCCTGCTGCATCCTGGCAGCTAACAGTGCGTCATAATCCACTTCCCGTTG